GCCATAGGCTAGGGGCTTATAAGGGGGATGGGGTATGAAAATCAGTAAAGCAAGCATAGCCGCGTCAATTGGCGGCGTGGTAGGCGTGGCGCTAGGGTCATTGCTATTCCCGCAAGAGTCAAGGCTGTCCGTCATTCTTGGCGCGTTCATTGGCGCTATAGTTGCGGCGCTGTTGTTTGGGGAGGATCAGCCATGAGTCAGTGCGTATATTACAACTACAAGCTGTGCAAAAATGGAACGCGCTGCCCATCGCAAGTCATAACGAAAGACGGCATAGCGTGCAGGCAAAACGGCGAGCTAAGCGACGCGATAGAAAAGGAAAGCCCAGGGCCGGACAAGCGCAGGGATAAGACTAAATGGCACTAAACAGAGCCGCCCCACTCGGGGCGGTTTTTATTTTAAGCTAACCCATTCCGGCCGTATGCGTATAATCTTTTCATCGCGCACGCACATATCTATAATCCAGAAACCAACAAACGCGCGTAGTCTTTTTCGGCGCATCCACGGCGTTTGCTCTTCAATACATCCGGCCTCTATCGCCATAATGCCGCGTAGGTCAGGAATAAACTCGGCTTTATGGTCATGGCCGGTTACTATCATTTGTGGCAAAGAGCTTTCTCCTAGCGATTCAACTATTTTCTGTATGCGGTATGACAGAGCATATGAAGCGCCATCTTCGCCATGCCATAAATCACAAGCCGCTCCGTTTAGATATATGCGCCCCTCGTGTTCGCCTAGGTATTCCGCTTGGTCGCCAAGCGCGTTGCATATATCCTCTACGATTAAGGCTCCCGCGTCGCCTTTAGAATAGTACCATAAATCATGGTTGCCCGATATGGCTTTAATTGGATTAGCAAAAGCTTTAAGGCGTGATACTACATAATCGCGTTGCGCCTTATAGCCTATATGCTTCATTTCATGAATATGGCCGTCGCGCCCGCTCATTCCTTCGGTAAGGTCGCCCGGTAGCCATAGCTCTTGACATCCTGCCTTATTGCATTCTTCAATAGCCTGTACAAGCTTATAATCATTAAGATACTTTGACCCGCCGTGTATATCGGATAATATACCAACTCTAAACCATTCGCCGGAAAAGTTAATTTCTGTTTCATGCGACTTGTCAAAACGCGCTTTACTGTTTTTAAGTATAGCGTATATTTCTTCGTCGCCTAAATGCTCGCCTAGTTTCAATAGCATTTTTTCGCGCGGCAATTTATCGACTGGCTCGGCCGATTCCTTGCGTTCCTTGACCCTGCGCATCTCACGCCGTACCGTTTCGCGGCTTATGCCTAATTGTTGCGCCGCACCGTCTATACCTATTTCGGCTACTATCTTAGCAAGCGTTGACGCTCGCTCTGCCGTGTATCCCATTGTTACCCCTTTGAAAGCCTGGCTATCTCATACGCTATCATAACTTGGGCTTTTTGTAAGTCTTCGATTAAAGTTGCCGGGCTTTTGACTCCTGCGCGGAAAATATACTTTATGGCTGAACTGCGGCAATATGGTAAATGCGCGATTACGTCTATTAGCTCGATGCCACTAGGCGCGATATAGTGCGCGGGGCGTGTTACTGGATTTGTAGGCTCGCTCAGAATATCACCGCCAAAGTTAGTCCGATAGCAAGCGCTCCAGCAGCTCCGCCGAATACCTTAGCCCATAGCCTAGCCTTGTCACGTTCTACTATCGCTTGTGCTAAGGCCATGCGCTCTTGTTCAAGGCTCGCCACGGATGATGCGTAGAGCGTCTCCGATAGCGCTAACGAGTATCGCAATTCGTTTAGTTCGGTCTGTAATGCGGCTAGCTGTATCGACAGCCTCTCCGAGTCCTCGACCGATGCTATCAGCTCGGCTTGAAGCTGACTCCAAAGCAAGTCGAAGTTTTCCCAATTCGGCGTTAAGATTTGCGGCAATGGCGTCACTATCGGCAAGGGCACGCTCGTACCTAGCCCGCTCTGCTCTTGCGCCGCAATAGTACGCACCGTAAAGAGCAATACCAATAAGAACAATACCAATAGCCACGCAGAGGATGATTGATCGCGCCTGCACATGATTAGCCCTGCTTAGAGAACTTGCCGGTTGCTATCAGTGCCGCTCCGAAAGCCATGACAAACTCAAAGCCAGGCACGCGGAAAAAGAAGCCGGCCAAAGCGGCCACTAGAATAAGGAAGCCGCAAAACTTAGTCGCGTCTCCATCCCATTCGCCGTCCGTAAAAAGCGCTTTGATAAAGTCCTTCATGCTATGCTCCTATGCTTCAAAAGCGATATACAGGCAATGTCCATAGCCTGCGGGGTCATCGAGTATATGGGTAACGCGGCCAGGCATTGACCTATTCCATTTAATCTTGTAATGGTCTTTGCTTGCTAGCCGGTCGATAGGTACAAGGTCATAAGATGGGTGGATTTTTCCAAATGCAATTTGATAACGATAATCGCAATAGTAAGTCGTAATCTCGGGCTTAATGTCAAAAAGCTCTTTATCTATAAATAAGTTTAATTGGCGTACTGCCGCGCTAGGCTTGCCATTTTCAATATCTGCCAACGTATAGCGGCTTGTATGCATACCCTCGACGCAGTCTATATGAAGGTGAGCGGCCGTACTCTTGCCCGTGCTTCCCATTGTCCCGATCACATCACCGCGCCGTATAATCGTGCCAATGGGGAAAAGCGGGCGCTCGGCTAAATGGGCATAGCGGACGGTATAAATCATAGGGCTTCTACTTTAGCGGTTTCAATCAGAAAGGCGTCGAACTTCTTTTTAGCTTTTCTATTTACGTCTAGCGCTTCGTCAACGTTGCCGTTACATTGACCTTTTTGGGCTTCAAGTATGGCTATGATACCTTGCATCATTGGCCCGTTTGTTTCTATCAGCGCATTGACCGCCGGTCTAATCTGCGCGATTGACTGCGCTTCAGGCGAGCGTATGGTAATGCGCTTACGGAAGGACGCCGCTAACAAATTGTAAATGCTTGTCAAAATAAGTGCAACTACTACGCCAATGCTCGCTGATACAATGTCCATCACCGCCCCCATATATCGGGTATATGCCGACATTATATACCATTAGCAGGGTGTATGCAAGATAGGCCAAAATAGCTAAAATAGGGCTTGCATTGTATTGCATTGCGTGGTATATTCTCTTTGTCAGTCAAGAGCAGAGTTCAGACTGAGGGGGGCGTACTGGAAACGCTTGCAACCGAACAAGACCATGCCGCCTGCCAGGCGATAATGGCGAGTGCTTTGCTGGCTTGCCTTACTAAACCAGCGTGGAAGCGAGGCCGCAAGGGTAAGGCGGCAGTCGGTGCGGATAGACGTTAGGTGTAAATCCTAGCTAAGGCTTGACAGAAAGCCCAACACGCCGCAGGGAATGTCCTACCGGGTCAACGCCGGACGCTTCCATATGCCGTATGGCAGAATATTTTGATGATGTCGTTGCTATTGACGGTGGAATAGACACTAGGAGCGAGGCCGACTACCTCGCAAATTGCGGATATTGCGCAACGGTAGCGCCCCTGCCTTCCAAGCAGGTTTGTACGGGTTCAAATCCCGTTATCCGCTTTACGGTGCATGTGTCTAAAGTACACGGCCACAAGTACGGGCAACGGTGCCCCAAAGCGGTGGAATACCAAAGGCGGCTACTGCCTTGACCGACAAAGTAGCCGGACTCTTGCCGGTTGTTGCCGTAATGTGTGTAATCGGCTGCTTGCTTCCTTAGCTCCAATTGGCTAGAGCGCGCCCTTTGTACGGCCGAGGTTAGGGGTTCAAATCCTCTAGGAAGCTTGAAAGCAGGGAACGACCGGATTTTAGCACCGGCCTGCCTGACGTGCTAGTTTCGGACTATACTAGCCTCGTGGCCCCGGAGCAACGGGGCATCTTATGAAAGGGGAGCTTATGCCGAGAGAAACGAAAAGCAAAAACGGCGAGCGGCTGATTGACCGCATGGTCATACTCGTAACGCCGGAGTTTAAGCGCAACTATCTTGAAATGTGCGCGCTGGCCGGACTAAACGCTAGCGAGCATATCCGCGCGCTGCTCGAAGATGATCTAGAAAATGCCTAGCAAGTACCGCGCCGTCAAGACCATTGTTGACGGCGTTACTTTTGCTTCAAAAAAGGAAGCCGCGCGCTATCAAGAGCTTAGGCTAATGGAGCGCGCTGGTTTAATCTCTGACCTTGAGATGCAACCGGAGTTTGAACTGATACCGGCTTATAGTACCAAAGACGGACAAAAAGTACGCAAGATCGTTTATCGTGCCGACTTTCGGTATATCGACCGCGCTACATGGACGCGCATAGTCGAGGACGTAAAAGGCATGAAAACTGCTATTTATAAGCTCAAAAAGAAAATACTACTCTGGCGCTATCCTGAAATTATTTTCAAAGAATCGTAAAGTAACGCTTGACTATTCATATCCTTGCATTATAATATATCTTATAGCGCGGACGTAAAAAGGCGTCGGCTAAAGGGGCGTTTATATGCAATTATTTCTATTAGGTCTACTTGGCGCGGCTATTTTAGCCTTTGCCGTCAAAGTCATTTACGACGCATTCTCCCATTTTATCGGGTACAATCCGAAAGCTCCGAGCGCGTGGGCTAGGCTCAAGGCGTGGTGGCCGGGATTCTTAAAGCGGCATATTGTGGACGATTACCCGTTGGATGGTGATTTATGACTAAAGAACTACAGACAATCCGCGAGGCGCTTGAGCATGCGCGAGCGTGGACAGAAAATGTGGGCGTAGAATTAAGATGCGGTAAAGCCCTCGCCGCCCTCGATACCCTGTCCGCAGAGCCGAGCGAGGATGCGCGGGAGTTGGCGACACGATTATTCGAGGGGGTAGCCAAGCGCGTAGACCAATTCTTCAAGGCCAAGAATATACAGGGCGGCGTCCGCTGTGGCGACGATATGTTCTCGGCCATAGACAAGCTTGAGCTCGCCAAGTCAATCGAGCGATATGCAGCCGCTCGCGACGAGCGCGTAAGCCAGAAGGTACGGGAAGAGTGCGGAGAGGAGTATAGGACAGCGATAAGGAAAATAATTGCACATACAGGCTTACTTCGCAACCCATCGAATGAACTGCTCATAGGGCTAATCAATTCAATTAAACGAATAGCGTCGGACGCTATCACCGGTAAGGGGTAGCGCTTGCCCGAACGCACGTACTGTCATGGCAAAATATGCTTGTCATACCGCGATGCGCATGAGATGATTGCGAGCACAAAGCGACGGCAGCATTTTTGCCATTCTAAAACAATCCCAAAACGCGCGTATAAATGCCCGGACTGCGGTTGCTGGCATTTGACAAGTTCCGCGCATTATGAGGACGATTAGGCTTGCAATAATGCAAGCATTGTAATACAATCCAGGCAAGGAGTTTATATGCAAGAGCAAGATTTATTCCCTAACCTTCCGGCGACAAAGGAAGAAACTGCGCCAGTGGTAAGCCGTGAAGATGCGTTACTATCGACCGTGCTAGCGTCCGGCAATATTGAAGTGCTAGAGCGCTACATAGCGCTTCGCAAGAGCGAGGAAGAGCGGCAGGCGCGCATTGCTTTTGAGGAAGCATTTAGCCGGATGCGCCGAGAACTTCCTTCGATAGCTAAAAAAAAGGCTGTTTCCATACGAGGAAACCACGCTTACAGCTATGCGCCAGTAGAAGAAATACAGCGCCTTTGCGACCCGATAATATACAAGCATGGGTTTTCATATTCTTGGCGCGAAGATGCCATTGATGCCGGGAAACGCGTGTTTTTAGACATTTTCGGCTATGGACATACTAAAACTAATAGCTTTGATGTTCCTGTGCTGGGTCAAATAACTTCACGCGACGGGAATCAAGTTACTAACGCAGTACAGGCGGCGGGCGCAATGTCAACCTATGGACGCCGGTATACTTTTATTTCAGGCTTTGGCATAATCGTAGAAGGCGAAGATGCGGACGGCCAAATAAGCGACGATGGCGAAATCCTTAGCTTTGACCTTAAAGCCATGCTTGAAGAGCGCGACGGTTCCGGCAAGTTTATACTGTCACCCGAAGCGCACGAGGCGATTACAAAGGAACTTGCAAAGGCTGAGCCTAGCATTACGCGGCTCAAGCATTTTTACAAGCTGGGCAAGGAAAAGATACGGAAGGTCAAGCCATGATAATCCATACCATGCCCCAGCGCTCCGAAGCGTGGTACGCGATACGCTCCGGCAAGTTTACCGCTAGCGACTTTGAAACGCTTATGCCGTCATCGCGCCAGGGGGTTAACGATTTCAACAAGACGCAAATGGCGATAATCTACCGCGTGGCTGCCGAGCGTATGACGGGGCTATCGGTAAGCGACGGCTATGTTTCTAAAGCCATGCAACACGGCATAGACACCGAGGAAGAGGCGCGCGTGTCGTTTATGCTCGAAACTGGCCTAGACGTTCAAGAGGTCGGCTTTGTCGAGTATAACGAATGGATAGGATGTAGCCCTGACGGTTTAATCGGGGAAGATGCAGGGCTTGAGATAAAGTGTCCGAACAGCGATACGCACTTGCGGTATTGTATGAATCCTGAAGAGCTAGCGGAAGATTATCGCTTCCAGTGCGTCGGCGGGATGCTATGCACCGGACGCAAGGCATGGGACCTGTACTCATACGACCCGCGCTTTGAAAAAGAATCAATGCGCTCGGTTCATGTTACCATCGAGCGCAACGATGAAGAGATAGCCAAGCTTGAGGCTCGGCTTGAGGCGGCTATTGAGAAAGTGAGGCTGATAACATTATGACAATAACAATTGAAGTTTCAGACGATAACGAAGCGACCGCAGAGCCGTGGTGGGTTATTGTAGACCCTAAGCAAATGATGTCGCCAGACCCGTATTCAGTTATGATGGGTATGATAACTGGGCCGTTTTTTAGTAGGGAAGAGGCCTCAGAAACACTAAAAGCTAGGCGGCATCATTATAGCCCGCGTGCTGTAGTATATTGCGCGTCTGGTTGCTATACTACTCAATACCGCAAAGCATACCGAGACGCAGAAGCAAAGGCTAGGCTTGCATGACAATCACGATAACGGCTCCCGGCGAGTATCTATGCGACACTAAGGAAGAGCCGCGCGTCGGGGGCCGGTATCAGCTTGAGGATGCGGTTAAAGGTAGCGGCGCCCAGGGTCGCGCGTTCCACGCTTTAGCGCATGAATACTATAATTCCGGGCGATGGAGCTACCAAGGCTCTGGCTATAATGCTGGCGCAACATTTGCAGAGTTTCGCAAGATAATTAAGCGCAAACTAGGAGCGGGCTTTGAGTCTTTCGTGTATGCAGAGATTCTTGACGGCAGGCCTGTTATACGCGAAGTCGAAAAGTATACCGATATACCAGAATATGTTCGCCGTGATGTCCACCTAAAAGAGCTTGTGTGTGGTCGGCTCAAATCGTGGGCTGATTATACTAAGCATGAGCGCCATATTACTATTACGAACTTAATAGCCGAGATGGTACAGGTAGGCGTTAACTCGGCCAAGTTCACGGAAATCATCGAAGGAATGGGGAGCATGTTTGCATGAATCAAGTTTTATAGGAGGACTAAAAATGAAAACGGCGATACTAATTATTGAAGGAAAAACGCAGCTTGTGCTTACTCCTGAAAGCGACTTTGAAAAGCAAACCGTAAAAACGTTTGACAAGTATTCGCTTAACGTGAGAATAATGTCAGGTAGTTTTTATGAATGCGCAGGCGGGTGGATGCGGCAAAGCACCGATGAATCGTTAATATTAACAGTCGAAAATAATGACTGACCGCGAAAAACTAGCTTTGCACGAAGAACGGCTAGCAATCTACACGCGCGACCGTGGAATATGCCAAGCCTGCTGGCAGTTTGTGGACATAAATATGTTCCAAATTGCGCACAAAATCGCGAATACTAAGACAAATCGGCTGAAATACGGCAACGCAGTTATTGACCATCCGTTAAATAAAGCTACCACGCATCCGGGCAGGTGTAACGATAAAATAAACTGCGGATTCAAGCCTAATAAATGCGCGGAGATTGTAGACGCGATAGCCGCGCTAAACTTGCCGCTATAGCGTCAAATCAGCCCGCTACGGCGTTTTGTAGCCAATAGGCGTACATCCATAGCATAAATAGAAAAGCCCGGTTCACGCCGGGCATTTATTTTTATCAAGCTAGCGCGTCAAGGGTAAAGCTCGCCCGCGACAAGGTACGTCAATCCACCATCGGCCATAACTTGAAGCTGATAGACAGCGCGACGCTCTAGGTATTCCGCTTCAGTCTCGGGATGCTCCTCGTACTTTATGAAGCCGTTTGCCGTGTACACAAGGTATAGCGCGTACTTTTCATACGCTGGCCGGTCATCGATAATCGGTACAGGAGGAGGCGGCACCTGGTCAACGTATAACACGCCGCCGGACGCCATAGCCTGGAAACGCCAAATCTCCCGCCGGTCTGAAATGTCAGCGCGTGGCCAATCAAGATACTCGGCTATAATGTCATGGGTAACAGGCTCAACGATATACGCATTGGCTGCCGGAGCCGCTTCAATCGGTACAATCTCCTCGCCTTCAATAAGGAATAGCTGATCTTCTAAGTTTGTAGCGTTGTACTCTGCCGCGTAATCCTCATAGCTCTGTATCGTCGTAACGGCACGCGACTGAGCGACGTAGCCCTCTTGCACAATTTCCCATGCAGAATTGTAAAGCCGGACGTTTGGTATAGGCGCTTCTATCATGCACGAAAAAAGCAAAGGAATAAGCAAAATAAAAAACAATCTATATTTCATCGGCAGGCTCCTTTATCGGGAACGCATACGGCACTTCGCCTTTGTACGGCCTCCATGCCCCGCCACGGTTCGCCGCTTCAAGCTCATAAAGCGGCCATTCGTCAACCATTTTCCCGGCGTCAAGAAAATGGGCATGCGCAAGCTCTTTCGTTTCTTCGTTGTACAAACATACGTACATTATTTAGCTCCTTATGGGATGTAGACTGCGCCCCAGGTATAGGCGTATTGTCCGGCGGTGCGCGGGTCGGTGGTTTTGCCGGTGCGGGGGGTGCCGTTGATGGTGTCTGTTTTAGGTGAGCCGGTATCCCCCGTATCTGCTCCAGCAATATGAGTCGGAGCCTGTCCACCTCCAGCTCCGACATTTTGGGATGTCTGGATATGATAATGCCCCTGCCCCCGATCCATCTTTCTAAATCCGCCGACGACTTCCCCGCCTGCATCCCCTGCGGCCACGCCGACAAAGCCTGCAATACGTAAAAGTCGAGCGGTAGTAGCGGCTCCGGCAACGCGATAAGTATAACATGTCGCAGTCTGTGCGCCTGCTGGCGGATTGACGGCGGTTGTAATCGTCCTTGCTACCGCGTCGGCTCCGGTTATTGCATAGTCAACGCCTGATATAGTAATCGTGCGCTGTGCAGCGGCTACGGCATAAGTAGCGCCATTAAGGAAGTTAGCAATTTCGCCGGTATCAATGTAATTAGTGACAATGGCGTCGTTTATTATTAGCCCGATTAGCGCGCTACTGGCCGCTGCTACCGGGAAAGTAATAACATTGCCAGCCACGTTGACGGCATGGTCAGTGACCCCTAAAACGCTAACGGCCTGATTGCGTAACGCGGCGACTAAGTTAGGCCAATTTGCTGCAAGTATATCTTGGTTGACGTTGCGCGGAATAGCCGGGAACGATGCGCTAGTAGGTAATATCAATTCAGAAAATACAAGCTCGCCTAGTACATGGCTGTTTTGTATCGCAAACTCGGTTGTAGCAAGCTGCCCGCTGGCGGTTGACAGTGCGGCAGTCGGGGCGGTCGGCGTGTTGATAAATACCGGGCTATCCAAATCGGCCTTATTAATAACGGTATTCTGTAAAATAGTAACCTGGTCAATTACGTTTAGATTGCTAAAAATAACAACGCCGTTTTTATTCCGCACAAGGATGGAAAAGTCGCCGGGTGCAGTGTACAAGAATCCAGCCGCTCCATTGCGAGCAGGGTAGCCCCGAGTAGTTCGTATGTTCGTAGCGGGCATGGTAAGCGCTTCGTCCCAATACGCTTGACGCGGATTGCTTAACGGATTCAATCCCGCCACGCCAATATTGATATACCCATTTTCTAGGGGCAAGCCGTCGGTGTCAGTGAATACCGGGAATGGAGAGTTAATCAGTGTAGCCATTCGTTACCCCTTCTAATCGTTATCATACTACGTTACGCCGTTATCGTTCAAGGTCTGGCGCTTGGCGCTTATCCTGCGCTTGCCTGCCGACTGCCGCAGCTGTCTTAGCCTGAACCGCCGAAAGTATCCATGTATCGAGCTGATCGGTAGCCATTGGAAGCTTTACGGCTTTAGCGAACGACTGGAACGCGTTTGACCGTGCAAGCTCTTTAGCACGCGCCGGGCTGATGCTATTAGTTGTAGCCGCTTCTATAATGGCATCTTGCATAGCCTGGCTTCTAAACAATTTGCCTACGGCTTCAAGCTTTGCCTTTTCTCCGCGTGAAAGAGAATCGACTATGGCGTTTGACATGCCAGCGCCGACGGATGCGCCAAACGTGCCGCCGCCTAGCGTTCCACCTATTGCTGCTCCGCTTGCGCCTACGGCCGCGCGTCCTACCACGCTACTAAGCGCTTTTTCTATAAGGTTTTGAGCGGTCAATCCTTCAAGTATAGACTGATTAGCTTTGCCGGTAGTCAGTACTGCCGCGCGCGCATCGGTTACGCGCTTAGACACTTCGTACAAGTCGCGAAGCATGGCGTCCGATTCTGGCCCTAGATTTTTTACTATCTGCTTGTATACTTCGGGATTCGCCCGCAAGCCTTGATAGACTTTTGTAAACTCGGAAAATCCAAAGTTGCCTTTAGTAGCGCCTGAACCTGAACGCGCTACGGATGCAAGCGCCGTCGCCGTTACTTCTTTTTTAAGGTCATCTGGTACGGATTCAAAGAGCCGAGTGAAAGCGCCAGTATCGCCTTTTGACGATGACGTTATAGCCATGCGCATTTTATCGGCTATCGAGCCGGAAAAGTCCTTGCCGTATAGGTTTACTATCTGCTTGCCTATTTCGCGCTCTTTACCGTACATGAGATTTGCCGATATGAGCTTTTCTTTAAGCGCTTCGTTGCCTATTTCGGCCACGCTATCAAGCTGATCTTCAGCCATGGCCCCGTATAGCCTCTTGAGCGCTCCGGCTTCCATGTTGCCATACGGTGAATCTTTTTTAGCGATAGCCTGCCCTATAAGCGCCTTTTCACGCTGTAGCCGCCCATAGGTTGTAGTCGGGTCGTTTACCATTTCAAGCAGGCGTTTTTCCTGCGCCGACATACCGCCCTCGCCTACTTCCTGCGCGATATCGGCAAGCGTGGCTTTTGTGCTATTAAACGTCGCCGGGGTAGACTTGGGCACGGCCGCATCTATTTCGTCATAGAGCGCTTTCGCTTGCTCGCTTAATTCTTTTTTAGCCGCCATAAGCGAATCTTTGACGCGGGCAGAGGCAACGGCGGGGGCGGGAGCGCCTTCTATAAACGTAGCGCCAAAGTCCTCGATAACTTCATCGGCACGCTCTACGGCTGATTTAACGGTATTCTGCCATGACGCTTCCTCGGCGCTACCGGCCACACTACGGCCAAGCCCTGCGGCTGAACGTACTTGTGGCTTGTCCGAAAAGACATCGGCGGGTAATTCTATCCCAAGCCTGACGGCTGACTCTCTAGCTTTACGATTATACAAAGCCATTTCAGCTATTGCTTGTCTAGCTTCTTTGTTCCCTGTGGCAGCCTTGTTCGCTAATTCTCCTATCGCGTCATCACTCAATTTTGTTGTTGGAACAAGTGCCGCGCTAGGGGATGCGAGTCGCGAACCAAGCGCACCGGCCACAAGCCCTATGCCCGCCTGCTGTAGCGGGTTAGCGCCCTGTTGCTCGGCTACTTTGCTAGCGCCCATTGATGCGGCGGAACCGGCTAACTCGGCGGCAGGTTGCGCGGCTAAAGTCTGGCCTATGCCCTGTAGCTTTGTACCCATGCCAAGAGCGGGAGCGCCCGCACTAAGCGCCGCGCCAGTGCCCAGTGAGGCGGCCCCTGAACCTAAACCCATGCCGACGGACTCTAGAACTTCCTGCGCTTTTGTCTGCGGGTCTTTTACGCCTAATGCGCTGAACATTACTTCAAGCCCCTGGCTCGGCGGTAACTGTTGCATCTCTGGAGGAAGCACCTTATTGAGTAGCACGGTAATCGGGTCGGCTATCATGGTAGCGCCGGACATAGCACCTTTAGTCAATCCGCGCGCTAGTACGCCCGCATTTTGCGGAAGCTCAGAGACTACTTGTCCGGCAAGCTGTAAGCCTGTCTGTTTTTTCGGAACGGTAGACGGCTCGGGCGATGTGATAGCCGAAGCGGACAATCTTGGCGTAGGGTCGCTAGGGTCTGGCGAGGCGTCAAGCATTGGTGCTTGTGCCTGCTCGGTGCCTAAGCCAAACGGCGCCGAAGTAAGACCTGAAGCCTTCATCTGTTTATACTGCTCGTAAAGGCGAGGATCATTCTTAGGCACATCGTCTGGGATGCCGGTTATCTTGGTTTTGTCTTTTGCCTCATAGGTGTATGTACCGTTCAAAAGTCACCTCTCACGATTGGCTCTTCGGCCGTGGCAGGGGCTGCTGCAGCTCCACCGGGTTGATATTTAGCCACTGATTTAGGGAACTCTCTGCGTAATCCAGCTTCATCGAGCGCGTCAATTTCGGCGTGTTCCGATGCAGGGCGAATTGATTTGATAAACGCTTTAAGCGCGCCAATGTCAGCGATAGGCGCAGGCGCGGCTGTAGTACCGTCGGCGGCTTGCGGTGCCGTATCGTCAGCTTTAAGCCCGAATACGTTGTCAGCGTTCAGGCCGTAGCTTTTAACCATAAAATCAAGCCCTTCTCGAACGCGCTTTTCGTGGTCTGTTGACGCTTGCATATATTGTTTGGAAAGAGCAACAAAGTCTTTTCGTTGGTCTGGCGTTAATATTTGGCCATTCTGTACGCGCGAGGCGGTAGCAAGTAACTTGCCCATAAGCCCAGCCGTATCTTGCGCTTTGGCAAACTCTGACTCACGTACTACAGATCCGGGGTCTATCATTTTCATAAATGTGGTGACAAGCGCTAAGTCGCCAGCGCCGCTTGCCGACTGTGCAGACGTTTCAATGACATCGGCAAGGCGCAGCGATTCGTCATAACCCTTTGTCCGCGTGGTGTATTCTTTGTTAAGCGCAAGCTCAGAATTGAACTTCTTTTCAGGGTCAAGGCCACCGGCGGCGTTCATCGTTTCCAGGTCAACAGCAAGCTTTTTCGTCTCCGCGTCAAGCTTGCGAGTCTCGGCTAAAAACTTATTAGTTTGCGCTTCGGTATAGCCAATGTCAGCAAGCCGTTTCTTTATCACATCCGGCTCTGCGGCGGCTGCCCTTTGCTCTTCGCCAAGCTTTCCAAGCGCTTCCATAGCTTCCTTGCCGCCTGTCATGCCGGTTATGCTCATGGCGAACATATCTTTTACGGCCTTAACGCCTTCCGGGCCAGATTGCGCCAAATCTAGCATTGACTGGTATCGCTTTGCGCTTTCGGTATCGCCTGCGTTCTTGGCCGCCTCTATGCGCTTTTCAATCATTGACAGCGATATTTCCGGCGCGCCCGATTGGAATCCGGCATAGATTGAAACGGTGTCATTGAGCGCTTGCCTCTGTTGCGCCTGGTCAAGCATATCCCACGATTCCCTAAACGATTTAGCCTGTTCAGGTGGTGACATATCGGCAAGCCTGCGGTAGTTTTCGTATGTCGGGTTTTCTCGCGCGGCATTGAACGCTTCTTGTATTTGTGCGTCCTTAGCCGCCTTCTCTTGTGCCGCTAACGCCGCCGCCTCTCGTTGGTCGCGTACCTGGCCCATCTGGCCTAGCATCGAACCGAATTGAAGCGTTTGCATCATCGAGTCCATAGGGTTTATAGCCTGTACTCCGTAGTTTATAGGCGCTGGCATTAGAATACCCCCATCTTGTTCATACCGTACAATCCGGCCATTTGGCCTATCATGTTAAGCGGCTGTTGCGCCGCGTTGCCAGCGGCTATTTGCCCGCCTGCTATCGCCGCGCCTTGCTGGCCGAGTAAATCGGCTACATTCGCGCCGGTCTGCATGCCTGCCGCTCCCACGCCCGCCGCCGACGCCTGGCCCATTTGAGCAAGGCCGCCAAGCCGCCCATACTGCTGATTGATAAGGCTTGAAAGCATCTGCGGGCGGAACTGGGCAAGCGCGCCTTGGATATTTCCGCCACGAAGTCCGCCGGTAGCAGCACCTTGCTGAAGTAGAGCGTTTTCGCCCTGCTGCGCCATAGCGGCCATCTCTGGGCTTTCGCTAATCGACCGCATAGCCGCCGCTTGCGCTTCGGGGCCGTCAAGACCGTTGAGCGCGCGCATTTGGCTCATAGCGTCCGTGCCAGTGTTGACATACGGCGCTAGGATTTCCTGCATCTTGTCAAACTGGCGGCGCTGTTCCTCGATGCCAGCATCCGCAGCCGCTGATTGCGTGTCCGCCGCCTTGCCAGCAGCGTCTGCCGCTATTAAAGATGATACAAGCGTTGTACCGCCGACTATGGCCGCTGCTACTATCGCGCTCATGCGTTATCCTCCAATTCTTTCTTGGCCAGTATTTCAAGCAGGTTATCCGGGGCCGGTACGGTTATATAATCCCATAAATCATCCGGCTCGCGCAACTCTTGCGGGTTAGCGTGAAACGTGGTCACGGTCGTATCTTCAAGCGCTAGCCCTAATCGCTTTGAACCTGCCTTGCTGGCCGCCATAAATCCGGCCCTTGCTTCTATCGGCTCTTCATCGGTCGTAATCAATATCCTGCCGGTTCGCACAAGGAAAAAACACTCATCCTTATGTACTGCCCCGGTTAGTATAACCCCGGCCGGTATCGTAACGCTACGGGCATAAAGCCCATTAACGAATTGATGGTCTACAGGTATTTCTACCTGTGGTAGCGATAGCAAATATTGCTCTATGCGATATATAGGTAAGTGCTTTGGCTCTATGCCTATCTCGCTTTTAGTAACGCTATTTGCTTCCAATGTTTCGGCTCCCTAGTGTGTCAAGCTGTATATGCATTTGTAGCATCGGTATCCAGGGGTTAGACGTAGGGGCCGCACCTGCTGCCGCTACGCGCTTGAGTCTTGCCACCGCATGCCCGCCTATCTTTATCGGCGGCGTGAAGCTTGTAATCGGTACAATCATCATCGTTTCGTTAGGCGTGTTAGCCGGTATCAATATATCGGGCGAAGTAAACACGGCCGGGAATACCCATTGCCCCATGACATCGGCATAGCCGTATTCTAGTTCAAAACGTACGTATCTATCGGTCGCGTCAAGGCCGTTCGTAGTCAAATGAATATGCCAAAATACCGTTGAGCCTTCTTTCCATCCATGCACGAACTCTTGGCACTCGCATATGTTGGTATCATTGACGCCCCATTGTGGCATAGTGATATTGCCATTGATAGCCACAAGCGTAGGGATGCCTGGGCCAGTAGTGCGTATAATTATCGGAAAATCTACGTCAGTCCACGGGTAAGCATTGGACTCCCATTGCTCAGTAGTTTCGTTGTACGTGAGCAAGCCTAAATCGTTAGTACCCTGAAGTAGCGTGGCGTTGATTAGCGCTGTCAGCTTTTCAAACTCCTTGATGCTCTTAAAATCTTTCCACGCGGCCTCTAACTGCGGGCGGCTGAACGATAGTTTTTCAATCATACCATTAGTGGCTCCAAACCCACTTCTAAACGCGCTACGGATATAAGCGCGCGGCTATCGCCCTGGAATCGCTGGACGCGCCAGCTGGTCAAATGCCCTTGCTGGAACCATGCAAGCCGCCTAGTTCGATCGCCCTGCGCCCCTGCGCGTATTGCGCGCTCTAGGCTCCATGTTACGCCGTCAACGGAATAGCTAGTCGATATGTACGGGTCTTCGCCGTGTTCAACGCGTCCAGTCAAACATACAAGCTCAAGCATGGTAAACAACGCTCCGCGCCCTTCGTTGTACGCTATCGCCGTACCAAACTCCCAGCGTACTACTTCGCCAAAGTGCCGCGCGGTGTTAGCGTCAAGGTATCCATAGTCGCCGGTTTGGCTATCGCATACAAGCCACTTTTCATAACAATAAACTAAATCAACGGCTCGGTACGCTTCAAATCCTACTTGCGCGCTCGTTAAAAAATACCATACCGGCTCGCCAACGGCCTTTGACGCTTGAAGGTCGTAAACCATAGTACGGTCGGGCAGTCGTACCCATAGATGCTCATGGCCCGCGTGAAGCCTGGACTCTAGCACCACGCTTGCAAGTTCGGCGGCGGTGTACTGTAGTAGTATCGTATCAATTTCGCGCGTGCTTAGTTTCTGCGTGCTGCCGAGTACGCCAAAATAGATACCTGGCGCTTCATTGCGTCCGCTACCGATAAAAGCGATGTACTCGGCAAAGATAGCGGCGGCATAGGTTCCTACCGCGCCTTTCTGTAACTGCGCGCCGTTTATCCGATTAAACGGAAAGAGCGAGCCGCCGACATTCTGGAAAAACTCGATTGTATAGCGGTTTACCGCGCATATCTCATTGCGGAGTTTTAGCACATTGACTATCGGGTCGGGGTCAACTTCGGAAGAACCATACTTGAGCGGGTTGACCTGAGTAGGGTCGGCAAGCTCTGTCACCACAAGGAACTCGCCGTCAGTGGTCATGAAATAACCGTCCACCCATACAACCGATAGCGCCGTGCCTAAATCGGGGTCTATCACCTGCGTAAGTAGCGCGCCATCCCAGTAGTACATGCGCCCGCCGGACGTAACCGCGAGCCGGTCAAAGGAGTACGCAAACGAACATTGCCCGCCTGCGCCAACGTCGCCTAGGATAGTCTCTACCCCGGCCGCGTCAACGCTTACAAGCTTAGTGCCCATTACGCGGTAGCATACGTCATTCCAATTGATGCCGCCTCGCGAAGCCCCCGAGCTGTTACCTAGCTGAATGGCACCCTCGGCAGGCCGCAGGTATCCGCTTGATATCCCTGTGTTTTTAGGTACTGGAACCATATTGACAGGGTATGAGGTGCGGAAGTCTGCGGCGCTATCCGAAAAGACGCCATTGAGTATCGGTATTTGCATTTACGGCATTACCTGGAAAAGTACGTCAAAGCCGATATTGCCAACGGACGCCACCGCTCCTTGTACTACGCGGATGCCGGTGCCGGGGCGAATGGTTAGGACGGTATTAAGCCCGGGCTGTGCGGCCTCGACCATGTTACTACGGAAATACGTGGCTATATTTGTTTCTTCGGTGAATATCGAATTGAAGCCAAGTACCGCGCCAGCCGTAGCGCCGCCGCCGGGAGTAAACCTAGCAGAAATACCGGCACGCAAGGGCGGGCCTTCGGGGTCAAGCCGGGTAAAGGTCGCGGCATTGAGCGCGGTGCCTTCAAGCGTTGCCCCCGTTCCGCCGGTTCCTATCGCCGTGGTACGGGTCAAGAATAAGTCAACGGCAAGCGTCCCAACTACGGCCACGGCACCAGACGCAATCGGAACTATGCTGGCAACTTCGATAGTCTTGTCCGAGCCGTTCCAAAGGTCAAAGTAAACCTTATTCGCTCCGGCGGCAGTGGTAGGCACGAATAGCTTGTACGGGACGCCGTCCGGGTCTAGCTTGTCTGTCTTAAAAGTAAACATGGGCGCGGCCTCCTTAGCCTATCCGATACCACACGTTGAGCGTGGCGTCATATTTCAATGTGAAGTAATCATCGGCGGCAATAATCAAGGGAACGCCGGTTCCAACCGTTGCGCCATTGCCGTTGACGGTTAACCCGCCTATGGCCTGCGTAAAGTTTACAACTAGCATTTGTTTATCTCTCAGGCTTCCAACTGGAGGAAGCGTGATAGTAAGCAACGCAAGGCCGATAGCTGGAGTAATTATTAGGTGCGTATCCTCGTCATCGTCATTGACAAGAATAGTGCCTCCGTCTACCGGGGCGCTATATTGCGTATTAGGTTCTTGCATACCTGCGGCAGTGTTGGCTTGTATCCACGTGAGCAAGTCCGATAGTGAGAAGCGGCGAGAGTCGCCTTTAGCCGGGTCATAAACCGGCAAGCTCTGGCTCGCTCCCGGTGTCGTCGCGGTAAGCTGGTTGATCTGTATACCCATGCGCGGGCCTCCTAATTAAAATCTAGCGTAGCGTCAGGCCCTGCTATTAGGTCGGGGTCAGGCGCGGGAAGGAACGGGTCATCTATAAACTTATTCCCCGCACCGGCAGGCATGGCGGGCAGCTTCATCTCGGAAGGCATAGACGCGCGGGCGAGTATCGTATTCAATGCATGGCGCGCGGTTGTCGCCGTCGCTACGTTGACCTGCTTGCCATACGACGGGGCAATGCGGATAGCCAAGTTAGTAATCACGGCTTCCCATGCGGCGTCCGGCAAGTTGCTATCCACGTCGATATCGGAAGCGGCGGGATTATCCGGCACCGGGTAGCCCATGCGTAATCCGCGTGTATTCCACTCGGCCATCATGGAATCAAGACGGCGCAAAGCGTTTTCGCGCTGTTCGGGAAGTAGGTCGAAAGCATACGACGCCAGGCCAATCTCGTTCATAGCGGCATCGATTAGCTGGCGTTTCGTATAGCTCATTTCTTGCCCTTATTCTTAGGCTTTTTGCCTTTTCCAGATTTTCCACACGGCATGCTTTACTCCTTGGGCGGTCTGCCGCGCTTGGCGGCGGGTTTTTCTGCGGCTTCTATGGAGTCTTTTACTATCTTTACAGCTTCAAGGGCCTCAGTCACGCTATCAGAATAACCGGCCTCAAGTGCGGCTTTATGCTCTTTAGCATCCTGCACGACTTCATGGTTGTACGTGCCGCCTTGGCATTTATTGTCGCCCGGACAAATAAAAACAAAACGCGGGTATTCCATTTGCATTTCCTTATGACCGGGCAATTGCCGCATTAGCCCAAAAAACACATTCTTCAAGCTTTGTCATTGACAATGACTTTTCGCGGCTACTAGGGGCTACGTTTTCTATTAAGTATGCCAGCTCTTTAGCTTTTGCGCGTATAGCTTCATACTGTGCTGGTTGCCCATCTTTAGGTGCGTGATAAGAAAACCTGTTTTCAATATCAACGTTTACAACATTGTCGCCCATAATATCTCCTCAATAGGGCGGGAGTTACCCCGCCCCGTGATAATTAGCTACTAGCCTATGCGATAAGTCACGAACGTATCGGCGGCGGTCTTGCGAGTGCGGAATACGCCGGAAGACGTAAGCGCAACCGCGCCAGCGCCCACTACGGTATGACCGGAAGCGGCGGCGGTAACGGTAAACGCATTAGCCGCGCCCGTGTTTATCGCGCTCCAATCGAAGCTTTCGCCTATTTCCATCTCTAAAGCGGCGTCCATTACGGCACCGGTATCGAGCGTGGCGGTTACGGCGGCGGCAGTGGTCGAAGTTACGATGCCAGCCGCAATCATCGCGGCGGTAAGCGTTCCGGTCGCGTTCAGTACGCCAGGGGCAGCCTGGCCGCGAAGGCCACGGCGCTCAAGTATGACGGCGGCGGTTCCGTTGGCATAGAATACGTCAGCGGCCCCGGCCTCGATGCGGACATCGGCGGCGGCGGCGAACGCGCCGGATACGTACTCGGTATCGGCGGCTACGTTCTGTAGCAGGCTCCACGACTCGGGAAAATTGGGATACCCGGCGCGTACGAATACCGATACCGGCTCCTTGGAGTATACCGCCAGCACATCGCTCGCGGGTACGTTGAACTCGATAAGGCCATTGGCAGGAAGTCTATTCGACATGGCAAGTTCTCCTTATGGGAATAGGGGCAGGTTTTACCCTGCCCCGTAGGTTAGAAGGTTATGATACCGCTCATCTCGGGCTGTTTGTTAACAACGCCGAAAAGCGTATCGAGACGGTACTTAGTGCGCATCGTATTGATGTCGTACTGTTTCTGCATGACAAGCTCGATGCCCTGGTCAGTGGTCGCGCGCATGATAGCCGCGCCAGCATCGGAGGGAACCGCATAGCGGCCGGGGAGAATCTCTATGGCCTCTTTGTGCCAGAAGGGATTGGCCGCGCGGGCGGTGGCGTTCAGGAACACGATAGCCGAGTTGTTCACGGGAGTATTCACGACGCAGTTCTGATATTGAAGCTCGGGATCGGTGCCGCCCTGGCCGGAGATGTACGGGGGGCAAATGGTCGCGGTATTCGCGCCATCTACGCTTATGATGCGGAAGGTCTTGAGCTGGCCGGTATCCTGCTTGGTAATGTGATGCACGGCATTGACAGTCGCAATGGTAAACGCATCGCCCGCGCGAACGCCAGCAGCCTGCACGCCCGCTATGGTCACCTGCTGGAAGCGGTTATCGACATTAGAGCGCTCACCGGTCGCGGCTACGCTAGTAGCTTCGGGAACATAGACGTTACCGCCAGCGGCAAGGGTGTTGAATACCAAACCGGCGGCACCCTGGGCAAGAAGGCGTACAGCGTAGTCAAGCTTGAAGGTCTCGAAGCTAGCCACGCTGCCGACATAAGCGCGCTCATAGGCAGTAGTAGGCTTGCCGGGCATATACTGGCGCGCGGCCAGGTCAGCGGCCATGCCGTTATAGTCGCGGGTAGACAGCGCGAGGTAGCGGTCGTAGTCCGGTATGCCCTGCTCGTTCATTATCGCCTCGATAGCGGCCACGTCGGCAAAGCCAGTCGCGGCAACGCCACGCGCTACCACAAGCGAACCTTGCAGAGCGGCTACGTTCATGACGGCGATATTGATGTCGCTGGCAAGTTTCTGTTTCGCGGCTTCGCCCAGGCGGTTTTCCTGGAGAGCATCGCGCAACTCGGAAGCGGTCATAACCCACGGCACGGACTTCGAGAAGCCGATAGTCGCGGGGACGCTAAGCTGCATGCTGTCCTTGAAATTAAGCGTCTGATCGGTTCCGTCAAAGCTCTGTGCTATGTACGGTTCGGGGCGCCAAATGACGTTACCCGTGCGCTCCATCATCGACTGGTCGGTATTGTATACCGCCACATTGCGAGAGAGTACGAGCGCATCCTGGAATCCTTCAAGGATATCCTCGAACGCTACACGCTCCTCTTTGCTAAATTCGTTAGCCATAATTAAAACCTCAAAAAGTAAGAGTAGAAGCCCCGCCAACGGCGGTTTGTTCTCATCTCACCCTTTGAGGCCGGGCGGTTGGCAGTAGACTGCTGTTTTATACGGGCAGCGAGCCGTCAATAAGTCAATGCTAATGCTATACTATTTTGCGCCCTTTGTCAAGCCTTGGCCTTAGAGCGCTTGTACGCCATAACCTTCGTATAATCGCCGGTGCGGTTCGCCTCTTCGCGGAGCCTGGCAAGTGTGCTATCTATCGTGCCGGACGGGCGAGCGTTGCCTACTATCTTTCCTTCGGGCTGCGTGGCCGGTTTCTTTGTCGATACTTTCAAGGTCGCCTCCAGTTTAGCGATTGCGAACGCGAACTTAACCGGGTCTTTAATCGCCGCTATTTCCTTTGCCTTGGCTTCGTTCTTGCCCATGGCATATATCAGTAACGTGGGGTCATTAGCGCCGTGTACGATTATGCCCTGCTGCGTTTGGTCAAGGACTTCAAGCACGGTCGCCTCGGCTTCGTCGAAGTCGTCAGCCTTGAAGCTGGCCTTTGCTTCCTGATACGCTTCAAGCTTTTCCGCCCATGACTTCTCTGCCTTCTCGGCTTCAAGCCTGGCCTGCGCGGCTTTTTCGTCGGCTTTTTTCTTGCGGTCGTACCACGTTGTCAAAGCCGTTTCGTACTTGTCCGTATCGTAGTCATAAGCCTGTAGCGTCGGCTTTTCGCCCACTGCAGGCTCGGCCTTAGCCGCTTCCTTCTCTTCCAGCTTCTTGCGCGCTTCTCGTAGTTCCTTTTCAAGCTCACGGTTACGCTGGCGCACCTTCTTTACCCATACCGGCGCGGGCTGCTCTTCCTCTACCTCTGGCGCTGGTTCATCGCCAATCGTAACGGTAATTTGTTCTTGCTCTTCCTGCGGTTCGGTCGTTTCCTCGGCGGCTATCTCGGCTACCGGCTCGGCCTTTTTCTCTTCGTCCATGCTGTATTCCCTTTCTCCCTTGAATAGCGCCAAGGGGAAGCGCGAATTACAATGACGCTAAAAGCGCCAGGATATCCCTATCTTCACGGTCGCGGTCTTTCAATGCCCGATGCGATTTCACGCGCGCTACTTGGCTAGGCGTCAAGGCTGATTGCATGCCGCGCACCATAAACGCCGGTTTCTGCGCCATCTTGCGTAACGGCTTGACCGGCTCTACCTTCGCATTCGCCGCAATCGTTCCGCGCTGGCTCGGAGGCGGCGCGCCTTCGCGTCCCTTTGTCCGTATCGCATAGATAGGCGGATAATACGACCACGCGCCACGCGGGCCGCCTGCGCCTAATGGCTTCGGGTTCGCTCCCGGCGTAAAATCCGCTACAATCGCTTGACTCGGTACAAGGAGCGTTTCTGCTACCGTTACCGGGTAGATTACTTTAGCCTCTGCCGTGATAGCCTGGCTTGGCGCAAGTAATGATTCTACTATAACACAATTGATATTGGTCTGTACACTTGCAGCTTGCGACGGCGCTAGCAGAGTCTCCGCGATTGATACCGGCATAACCGTGCCAGCGGTAGCGGCCTGGCTTGGCGCGGGCATAGACTCGGCAACGGTTATCTGAAAGCTAGCTACTCCGCCGGATGCCGTGCGCGTTGGATACGTCCAAACGGCATAGGCAATATCGTCAATGACGCTACCATCGGACGGCGCTGGCACTTGTGCGTCAACCGTCCTGGTTACATGAGTCCATACGCCATCGGCATATTCAGCCGGGGTATAAATCATGCTGTCAGCGTCCGGCCTACTCTAGTCCATACTGCCGCGGCTACCTCGGCGGGAGTAGGTGATAGCGATTCTTCGGTACCGGCAACTTGCATAAGCCACCGCGCCCCGTCATCGGTGAAGCTATCGGCCTCAAATCCGATATTCGTAGTCTCGCCGATAACGATGCCCCAAAGCGGAAGCGTCAACGCGCCGTAGCATCCGGCGTAGCAACGTGGATCGCCGAATGTCGGGCTTGACGCCTCTTGCCCCAGGTACGGCAGTTCCATAACCTGCACGCCACCGATACAGATACGGCCTTGGCCGCGTACTTGCCCGATTTGGTCGCACGTTACGCTGATTGACAGTATCGTCCAATCGGCGGCGGGCGTGTAGTCGAGTAGCGTTTGGTTGGCCGTGGTGAGACTCGTTACAACACGGCTTGAGCGTATATCGGGGCCGCTTGCGTTCCTGCCGATAATCGTAGTAGTCCACACTGAAGGGCCGGCGCTTGCAGGCGTTGCGCGTACCAGAAACTGCGTAGACGCTGGGCAGATAATACCTTCACCTAGCGATGGATTTTGACAGCGGTTTTGCCACGGGCTTACTACCTCGAATCCGCCTGACGCAACTGGCATAGGATTGTCAAGGTAGCGAGCCTCAAACATCTGTACGCCGCCAATGTCCACGCGATACGTTCCACACGGGATGCCCACAAGATTAAGTAGCCCTGCGACGTTGGCATTGATCGAGAAGGCAAGCCCCTTGAGCGTCAACCGATTCGCCGCCGGTACGCTATGGCATAGCACATCGATGCCGCTAATATACGGGAACTCCCCACCGATTATCTTATCGGACGGCGGCGAGGACATACCGCATTTAGCAGGCCCATCGGCGGCAAATAGCCCCATGTCAAGCATGAATCAGCCCTGCCCGAAAAATGCCCCATACCAGCGCATGGAAGTGGTCGCGGCAGGCGTGACGTGCCATCCTAGCGTTTCCGCCCCGGAGAATACAAGGCCATCGCCCCATGGTATCACGATAACGCCAGCGAGCGAAGCAAGGTCGGTATTCTGTACGCGGCCTTCGAACTTATCAACGCCGCCTTGGCGAATGAATACCACGCCCATGTTGGATTCGGTAGCGCTGTACGCGGTCAGGTAGCCGGATATGGTCGCCGCCTTAAAGCTCGTCGTATTCGCGGGCGTTCCCGATATAACCGTCTGCCCCGCCGTAACGGCGGTAGTGGTCAAGCCGCCTGCTAAAATTGTTGCCATTATAAAACCTCCAATTCAGTCTCGACATTGACAGCGCCATTCGTATCGTCATCGTGGACCGTGACTATCTCGGGCAATTTCCCTGTCGTTTGGTCAACGGGCAATCCAAAAAGCATAGGCTGAAACGGCGTGTACGCATAGCCGTGAGCTATAATCTTGCCTACCATTGCGCCGAACTCGTCAACCGGCAAGCGAATAAGCCGCGCGACGCCATGATGCACCTTTTTAAGCGCGTGCTGTAGCTCGGTATGAATAGTCGCGTTCAAGTATGGGCCTGCGTCAACTAATGGAATCATCCTAGACTCTCTTGATGCGTAAAGCCGGTGCAGGTTATCTCGCCAAACTGCGTTATTGACGTATTCGGCATTTCAAGGTCGCTGCCGGATCCGGTTACTCCGCATGTACCATCGCCCATAGGCGTAGTGCCGTCCGATTTGAATAGCCGGTAAAACTGCGCTATGCCGGTATTGTCCGCGCTTGAGTCCTTCGTTATCGCGTTAGCCGTTATCAGTCCGGCCACCGCCGCGCCGAACGCCGGATTGCCAAAGGTAAGCTCGCCTAGCAACACTTGAGCGCCTAGCGCCGTGTCTGCCGTTGCTGGCTTGGCCCCGTTGTATATCCTGATAAGCCCCGCATTCATCGCCGTGGCCCATGCGTTCGCTTTCACATTGGCCGATTCAATCGATACTTTGATTTCATGCGCCATTGCGTCCACCCTTCACAATCTCGGCCGCTATCATCTCGCCATCGGGGCCGCGCTCGATCTTGTGTATCTTTGTAGTCTGCTCGCCATCGTTATGGATATGCACGGTAATCGGCGGTATCTTCGGCGCGGCTTCGGTAACGGCTAGCTGTTGCTCGACGCTCCGTAGCTTTTCCTGCATTTCCATCGCAAGGCGCGTACTGTCGCCCTCGGTCTTGCCCAACGCCGCAACGGCCTGCGCTTCCTTTAGCTTCATGCTAGCCTCGGTTTCGAGCGCCTGGGCTTTCTTCAATTCGACGTTCGCTATGCTTTCAAGAACTTCAGTCCGCGCTTTCGTAGCCTTAGCCTGCGCCTCTTCGGCCATAGCCTCAAGCGCCTGGTCTTGCGGGGTCTTTTCCTGGGCCTGCGCGGCGAGCATTTGCGCTTCTTCCTCGGTAGGCTCGACAGCTCCCATGCGTACAAGTTTCTTGCGGAAAAAGTCTCTGACGCCCCCGATGCCTTCGCCTTCCATGTTCATTATCGCCATAGCCTGCAATACCTGCATTGTCTCGGGGTCGCCCTGCGATACTTGCATCATGCCGGTAAGCGCGCGTACGGTCGCTTCACGCCTGGAAGAGCTGGACGGGCCAACGTCAACAGCGACATCGAACGCGGCGCGGGATAAGTCATTCTCATAAATCACCGCGCCGGACTCGTCGGCGTTAGGCCGCATAAGCTCTACTTTGCCCGCTACATCGGCGCTGCTAATAGTCTTCATTGACCGGCCGGATTCGACGTAAACGTCCTTTGCCATTGATAGCCATATCTCGCCAACGCGGCGGATAGACTTAGCAAAGTTGGACACGTAGATAAAAGTCTGCATGTCCATGCGGGTCTGTATCATCTCAACGGCTTTACCGCTGATATTCGATACCATCTTATCCGCTTCGCCCTGGTTGCCGAGTATAGACTGCATGTCTACCTCGGTAAGCTGTAAGAGCGCGGCCATAGCGGGCGCAATCTGCGGTGGCTTTGTGTACGACAACGGGCCTGCGGGCATCGGGTTGCCGTCTGCGCCGGTGATAGCGTTGACAAGCAAGTAAGGATAGTTCTTTAAGTTATCCTCGCTCCACATCTGCGCGTGTCCGGCCATCTGCTCGGGGTTAAATATAGGCTTTTCAGTACTCGACAGCGCAGACAGTTCCGCAAGCTTTGATAGCTGCATATTCTTTAAGCGCTGGGCGTCTTTGGCTAAGCGAACATGCCCCATGCAGCGCTCTATGTTATCCACAAACCAACGCTTGCCGTACACGGGCACTACGGGGATGCACTTGCCAGCGATTAGGCCGCAATCCTCAAGTATCTTATTGCCGGAAAGTATGTACTTATGAACGCGCTTTGTCTTTATCTTCTTGCGGCGAGTTTCGCGGTATCCGGTCGCTTCAAGCTCTGGCTCTATATTGTCATCTTCGTTAAGCTCGGATTGCTTGTACTTTATTTCGTCGCCAGTCGCCACGCTCGTAAAGGTCAAAGCATAATCTGATTCTTCGTCTATCTCGTAGTATTCGGCGACGAATACCATGTCAGGCGTGAACCAATCGAACTCGGTCTGCTCGACTTCCTTGGACACGCTGGCCGGGCTTGCGTTGTACTCCAGCTCATACGCTTCGGGCGTCATCGAGTAGAGTACAAAGCAGCACTTCGCGTCCGCTTTATCCTGGCGCTTGGCGTCAAGGTCAAAGAATACTGAGCTATCCGCGTCATAAATAGGCTCTATCTTTATGCGCTGGCGGTCATCGTCGGGATCTTCGTCATCCTCGTAAACCGTGCGAAGCCTAAGCGCTCCAAAGCCACCGCCCACGGCCTCCTCGAAGGCGTTATCGTAAGCCTCTTCCGCGCCGCTATCATGTTCGTCTGCGCGGAAAAGCCCGTTGCACGCATCGGAAAGCTTGTCATCGTTGTTGCCGTCTTTGGCTACGAAGTCAACGGTTATCCGGTTATTGCGGTATTCGTTGATGATGCGAATTACGGCCAGGTGCACCTTATTGACTTCGAACTTAGGCTTATTCTCAAACTGTTCGCCAAGCGGCCCTTCCCATTGCGCGCCAGCGAGCGAGTAGAATCGCCTATCTTGTAAACACTGCAAGCGCTCATCACGGAGCGCCGATTGTATACGGTCGAACTCGGTAATAGCGCGGTAATGGACTTTTGCAAGCCTGTCTTCGGTTGTCGGCCTTGGCATTAGCGGCCTCCCTTTGTGGTAAAACGTCGACGGGTAGGGGTTAATATGGATTGTAACTTGAACTTGAACATGCGCCATTTGCGGGCAAGTTCGGACTCGGCCAGGCCCATCTTGACCGCTAGCCTCTGCGCCTGCTTCGGCGTGGCGCTGGCGTACAGGTCTTTATTGACGCGGTAAAGCATCTCATTTGACAAGCGGGCAAGCGCTGCGGCGTCTAGCCGGTTATGGCGCGGCACGCGAAAATCCTTGCACATGACTTTGTAGCTGTTTATTAAAACCGCCCTGTCGCGCGCGGCCTTTGCGCCTTTATTGTGTACGGTCATTCGTCAACCTCTCTGGCTTCAAGCTCAAGATAGTACATAAGCTCTGATATATCGCTAGGGGAATAATGGCGTACAAAGGCTTTAGCTATGCCGCTCCATGTCCAATCAGTGTCGTCATTCAATTGGTCAAAGACGGATTGCGCCCGCGCGCTCCAATTCAAGTCATTATCGTAATCGTCATCATCATCGTATAGGTCTGCCATATCGGCCCCCTTATTCTCTAAGGCCAGGGAACTCTTCATCAAGCTCCATAAGTGCGCGCTCATAATCTGTTTTTTCGTAATATGGCACAGGGTTGTTTAACGAATTATTAGAAAGCCCAAAAACATTCGCCATCTGTTGCGCCCGTAGTTGTTGCATGGACTGATCAATTATTGCCTGGCTTTGTTGCTGCGCTAAAGCCATATATTGAGCGGACATAGACGGAGCGCACATTATCCCCGATAAAGTATTATAATTAGCCGCATAATCCATACACGCCCCCTTACCAACGATTTACAACGGGCAGCGGGGCCACGGATTGAACCGGCTTCGTCGCTCGTATCATGCCAGGAAATAGCTCAGCAAGGCCCCATATCAGCGCGTCAGCGCGGTTAGGACTCTTTCCGCCAGTATAACCCGCCGAAGAGAATCCTGCAAGCTCCTCTTCGAGCTGTACGAATCGGCCTACATGGCGCACTTTGCCCTGCTCATACAACGCACTAAACGGCTCGGCGCGTACGTACTTGCCCCGGCTAGCGGTTACTGCTTTGAATGGCGTTCGCGGCCTTGACACCTGGATTGTATGCTGAACCATAGCGCCGCCGTAGTTTGTTTCGCCCACGATACAATCGGCGGCGTGTCTATCAAATGCCGTCGTAGCAATCCTGCCCCATGTCGCCGGGCCGGCTTTTACGGTTACATCTTCAAGCACATAAGCGTTTCCGTCCGTTCCTAAGCCGACTACCATAATCCCTATTTCATCGTTGTCCGCGTTGTCAATGTCGCCTGAACCTGAAGGGTCAACCGCCACCACGACGCGCACAAAGTCAGGCACCTTGCCATCAATCACGCGCCAGCGGTCTACGTACTCATCGGGGAATAGCGCGTTCGGCGTTGCATCGGCGAACCGGCCTTCAAGGAACCGCGCGCGCATCTTGGCGGGCAGGCTCTCAAGCTGGCCTAAATACTCGCTCGATAGGTTCTCTTTATTGTCCACCGGGTTGATAAAGAATACCGCGTAATCGTTCGGGTTGGATAGTTGCGCTCTTGTTTCGGGGTCTGATTTTTCTATGAACGTTCGATACGTCCAATGGTTTTTAGAGGGCGGATTTTCATCATAGAACGCGCGCAGGCGGAGCGGTTCGGGTTCGTAGCCTTCTATCCGTTGCTCTACTTTCTGGCTCAAGCGCGTTCGGGCCATCGTGATTGAATTATAGGGGATCTGGCTACACTCGTTAAAGTAAAGCGTAGCGAACTCCATACCCAGGATCTTCTCTGTCCGGTCTTTATCGTCCAGGCCCGCGAACCATATCTCACTCTTGTTTGGAAGGGTTACATACTTTTCCTGTACGTGCGGGTCATAGTCAACGGTCGGGTAGCATAGCTTCATAACCTTAGGAAAGGTGTCTAAAAACACGGACGATACAAGGTGAGAGAGCCGAAAGCGGAATATAGCATGCCGAGACTCGGGAGCTTTGATAGCGCGCATGACTAGATTGCGGGTAAACAAAAACGTCTTGCCTGAACGTGAGCCGCCTACGCCTAAGACATGCGTTGCATCGCCGGATATGATTAACTGCGCTGCTTCCTGGCGCTCTGTTAGCTTCAAAGCATACTACCTGGAACTTCCTCGTATTCGGCTAAAAAATCATCTTCGCTCATAGACCATTTGTCTTTTGTATAATAGTGCCCTGCTTTTACATATTCTTCGTCTATATCGGCCCAGTGTGCAATATCAATCTTGTTTTCAGGCGTGCAAAACCTAGCTTCAAATGCTTTGGCTCGGTACATTGGCATATGTCGATTCCTTCCTACAGTTTGGCGTCAAGCGCCGATATGGTAACGGATATTCCGCCGCTATGCTGTACTTTGCTTCCCTCGGTAGCTTCTCGCATCTCTTTAAGCAAAGAAACGGAAGCGCTGTCGCGGCGGGCCATTATTGCGCTTGCTACTTCGTCAATGGATAGCTTCTCGCCTTCAACGTCAAAGCCCTTTGCTAGCAGGTCGGCATACATGGCGGAAAGTAGCTTACGCTCCCGCTTTACTTCGCCGGAGCGCTTGCCACCTTTGGCGCCAACTTCTCGTGCTTTTTCCGTGGTAAGAGGCACTAGATTCTCTATGTTACCGCGCTTCTTTGCCATAGTGCTTATTGTAGCATAATATAGCTACGATTGCAAGCCTAGCGCCCCGTGCGTAGCTTCCTGCGCGCCATCTTTGACATCCCGGCTATACCGGCAAAGCCTTCCCGTCCGCTTGTGCGGTATCCGCGTACTTGATGCTGTCCGATAGGTTCGGCCGTTGTAAACATCATGGCGGCTATCCTGGCTAAAAACCCGCGCTTCTTCATTGCTCCCTGTAGTTCCATTGTTTACTCCTTGCTTAGTCTAATATTACAGTATAACAGTATCACTGTCAAGCTCTGCCGTCTATCTCATAGAACTTTACATACTCCCTATGGAAAGTAACCGGAACAACGCCCTTTGCCCCGTCGCGGTTCTTTTTGACCAGTAGCCAGCTTGATCGCTCGGCATGTTCGTCTTCGTCCTTTTTAGGCTTCGGGTGATAAATAAAGACTATTGCGTCGGCGTCTTGCTCTAGCTGCTTGGAATAGTCAAGGTCTGCCATTTCAGGCTCACGGCCTTCAGCATCTCGCTTTAACTGGCTTAGCCCGACGATAGGCACCTTTAGCTCACGGGCAAGCTGCTTTAATCCGCGCGACACGGCGGCTACCTGCTCATGGATTGCCAGGCGTGAATCTTCCCATTGGATAATCTGGACGTAATCTATAAAAATTACTTTAACCTTGTAGAGCGTCACCATCTGCCGCGCTACGCTTTTAAGCTCGCCAAAGCGCACATTAGGCGCGTCATACAGGTATAGCGGGCTTGTGTCCGTCCGCTTGCCTAGCTCCATTAGGCTTGTAAAGTCTGCCGGAGCAAGTAGGCCGCTCATAATATGATTGCCCTGTATATGCCCTTCGCTTGCTATGGCGCGGGTAACAATCTCATTGTTCGATGACTCGGCGCTGATTATTCCCGTTGGTATGCCCTGGCTTATTGCGATATTACAAGCCATATTCAAAGCAAGCGCGCTCTTGCCGTCGCTTGGCCTGGCCCCAACGATGATATACCGATCATCCTGGAAGCCTCCCGTAAGCTTGTCAAGGCCGGGTAGCCCCGTTCCTATCCCGGGTATCCTGCCCTTAAGCTTGAACCGCTCCTCAATCTTCCGGAACGCCTCGGGCATGACTTCGCCTATCCGCTGTATTTTTCTCGTCTGCCCGTTCGTGCCAAGCTCTAACAGTTCATTTTCGGCCATCTCAATTACTTCCGCTGGCGCAGTGGTAGCGCCAAGCTCGGTAAGCTTACGTCCTAAAGCCACAAGCCGATTGCGCTGGTAAGCGTCTATCAGCTTGCCTTCGTAGTACTTCCAATTAGCCGCGCTCGGTACTTTGTCCGATAGGTCGACGAGGTATATGGGGTCAATCTCTTTGTCTACGTCGCCTATGGCAATGTAGTCAATCTTTACGGCCTTATCAGCGCAAGCGTGCATTGCCCGAAAAATGCGACGATTCGCGCCGTTGAAAAAATGTTGCTCGGTTATTGAAGTCTTGAAAATAATATCCGGGGCTAAAAGTATGCAGGCTAAATACGTCGCTTCGTGGTCGCTCATAACTTACCCTTAATCTGTCGAAATATTAGCTCGGATATTTGCGGCACTATCGAGTTACCAAGGCATTTAAGTCTGTCCACCCGAGAGGGTATTTTATGCGCTACACGAGGGATGGCATCCTCCCAGCTATCTCCCGCCCAATTCGGCGCGCTGTCGAGTGCCAGAATCCGTGACACCATTTGCACAGTGTCTGGATATTCTCCGGTTGATTGTTTGCCTTGTTCTGGTCGATATGGTGAGCCTGTAGCCATCGCGTCTCGCCGCAGGATTCGCAGGAAGTCGTCATCAACTTCCTTGCCCTCCACGAGTAGCCGTGCTTGGTCAATTCCGTTTTCGTATTGGCGCAAGAAAGAGAACAGAATCTCCGCTTGTTGAATGCGCTCAAATCCTCCAATCGCCCTCCGAAGCGTTTTCGATACATGGTCTGACCACAATGCTCGCAAGGCTTCGACTCTTCTTGTATTTTCTGCATTGCTTACTCCTCTACCGATACATCTGTCCAACCAAGAGGGTAGCCCATCAAGGCTTCGACCCACGTCGGGTTCAGTTGCCCACTGGGTTCCTGTGCATTCGTAAGAACTCCAAGCCCTGGACTCTTCCTGCGTATCGCTGCTGGACTCGCATTGTCCCTTCCGTCGTGACCCGTCGGCGTCGGCCACATTGCCTGCTGTTTCAATACCGCTCCGTGCAGATTGATGCCATGATTTCCCGCTATCACTTGCGGGCTGTTGTGGTTCGGGCCTCCGCTGACCATGTTCACCGTTGGGGTAGGCCACATCATAGCCGCCATCTGTAGCCCTGGTCTTCCCGAGCTGTCGCGCTGATTCGGCCCGCCGTGCGTTCCTAGTGTCGATACTGGGGTAGGCAACAATCCAGATTCGTTCCCGCCTGTGGGGCGCTCCGACATCGGAAGCGCGTATATCCGACCATTCCGCATCATACCCGATTTCGGCAAGGCACCCGAGAACTCGATCAAGTCCCCGGTGAGTAAGCGCTCCGACGTTTTCCATGATTGCGTATCGTGGTCGTATTTCGCCAATGAGACGAGCGTACTCAAACCAGAGTCCGGAACGTTTTCCATCGATCCCGGCACCCTTACCGGCAACACTGATGTCCTGGCAGGGGAAGCCACCGGCGATGATAAATTCTCTGCAACACGAGTCGCCAGTCCATGAGCGCTCGCTGTCCCTGATCCCGAGAAATTCGGCCCTTTGTAATCGCTCTTGGTAGCAGTCGGCCACAAGCGCATGACCATCGATCTTGCAGACGTCTCCAAGGGGAATAGCGTCGGGGAATCGTTTTCTGTAAACCTTGATTGCATAGTCGTCAACCTCCGAAAAATAATGTTTGTCGAACTTCATCCCGGCCCATTCCGCTCCGAGAGCGAAGCCGCCGATGCCAGCGAACAAGTCTAAAAAATATCTCACTTGTCGCCCCTTTGGTACGTCCGCGCGTACATTTCGCGTTCTTCAGGTGTCATGGTAACAGGTTTTAGGCTTGGCGTGCTAGAGTACGATGGGCTAGAAACGGCAGGCTTGGCAAAGTCTCCGCGCTCCCATGTTCTCACCGCTGCCCGCCAATCTTTCATAGGGTTCTTGCCTACCTTCCACCCGTTTGATTCGTAATGGTCAAGCCATGCCTGCGGGTCTACGCGGTTCTTGCGCTCTTGGCAATAGGCGGAAACATCTTCAAGGCTAGGCTTTATAAATCTTTGAAATTGTGAAACGGACGCGCTAGCGGCCTCTCTTATATCTTCTTTAGTTTTATTTAGTTTAGTTTCATTTAATTTGCCATTATTTTCCGCGCCATTTTCGTCTTTTTCCGCGCCATTCCAGCGTATTTCCGCGCCATTCTTTCCTTTAGTCCTTTTGCGCACTCTTTCACCGTTCAAATGCTCGTAGTTTTCCTGCGTCCGGTCAGTGGTAACAATGCCGTCTTCATACTCGATTAAACCGCATTCGTCGGGGTCTGCAAGGAACGAAAGGAACTGCTCAAGAGCGTCCGTAGTCATGCCCAATTCACAAGCGGCACCGGCTCGGACAACCTTGCGCGAAAGGTCTAAACAGGCGCGAGCGCTCCCCGCTATCATCTCGTTAAGCGCCCAGAATTGGCCGTAGCCAGTCCAGCCAAAACGAGCGCGCAAGGCTTTCATCTTGGCATGGTTGCGGGCATCATTGTCATGAGAAAAATATGGCAGGTCTTCTTTCATGATGCTACTACCTTGCGTATATAATCCAGGCCGCGCTGATATACAAGCGTTTTTGTATTGACGTGGCTTTCTCCGTATGCGTCCGTGTAGCTTGTCTCGATAACGCGGAAATAGCCTGCATCCTGGAAACGCCTATACGGCACGTTGTTTGAGTCTAGTACGCCCTTCTCTCGCAACGTCTTAAAAAGATTAGTCCGACCCATGCCTGGAATATTAAGAACGGCGGCGGCTTCGCGCATTGCTATTGCGTCCTTGCTATCGGCTACCTGGTCAAAAAACGCGGCTTTAGGTTTAAGCTCGGCTATCTGTTTATCCTTTGCTTCAAGAAATTTTGACGCCTCGATTAAGGCCAGCGCCATTAATTCTTGGCCTGTCGGCAGCGCTCGCGCTTTATTTTCTACTTCTATAAAATACTGTCTGATTTCCCGGCCTTTGTCGTTTCGTTCCAGCATAGCAATATGCTTGGCGGTATCGATGGTCAAATAGTATTCAACAATAGGGCGGCCGGGGTTATTCATAACTTTATGAAAAAGGTATTCGGTACCTTCTACAAAGCCGTCCAGCCTTGTTTTAATCCAGTCTCCGAACTGTTGCCTGCTTTCCAACCCTTCCCATAAATCGCGGGCATTGACGGTCTGGATTCCGTTATGCTGTTCGATCTTGATTAGTTCATTCATGATAACACGCTCCAAAAAGAAAAGCGCCCTGTGATTCCCCCGGCATGGGTTCGGGCAGCTTACGGATGCCCTGGAATCACAAGACGCTCTAATAGATTACGCCCCGTAAGGGCCGCTGTCAAGTCAGGATGCCGCCTGGTTGACATATAAAAACATATCAGAAACGCCTGAGAAAGTCAATATGCCTTGCCGTCTATTTCATCAACCGGCTGACCATATCGTTAAATAGATTGGCCGAGTAGTCCTTGATAGTTTGATGCCAATTTAGATCGGCGCCGATAGAAAAACGTACCGTAGGCTTAAACGCGCTAGACGCTGGAATGGTGAGCTGTAGGCGAGGGTCTTCCCAATTAGGCATAGCAAGGTTGAGATTTGACCGCTGGCCGACTGGAACCGATATGCCCTCGGTTATGGTTTTATTGACCGCATCGCTCGCTTCTCGAACTCGCGTTACGAGCGCCGCCCATTCTTCATCGTCCATTGTCTACACCTTCCGGCACCGGCCAGGCTAGCAAGTTCTCTAGATAGCTTACGTCTTCGCAACCGCATTGGCTACACTTCAAAACCTGAACCGGCCTACCATCGCGCCAATCTTCATCCGTTTCTTGCCAGGTATGCCCGCCGCCGGATTGACAACGGGCATCATCGGCAATTTCAAAAGGGGATATCATCGGGAAAATCATCGGACGGCGCCGCCTGTGCGCGCATAGTGCCGTCAGGGTTATAGGGGCTTTTACGCTCGGCTTGAGCTGCGGGAGCGCTAGGGGCAGGGTTATGGCTACCTGCGCCGCTATCCTTCCCGCCTAAAAGCTGGACGCTATTGGCGCTGATAATAACCTTCATGCGCTGCGTGCCGTCTTGCTCCCATCGGTCTTGACGCATCGTGCCTTCTACGGCTACTTGCTTGCCTTTGGTCAAGTACTGATTCAAGCTCTCGCCCTGCTTGCCCCATAGCTCGACATCCCAAAAGCTAGCCTCATCAATCCAGGCTCCGTCCTTTTTTTTGCGCGTGCCGGTTGCTACGCTGAACTTACATACGGGCGTTCCGGTGTTCAAAAACCTCAGCTCCGCATCACGAGTGAGCCGCCCGACTAAAACCGCGATAGATAAATCTGCCATGCTATTCCCTTTCACTATCTTGATACTGGGGGCAGGCCGGAGCCTGTTTGCTGTTTTCGTAGTCATCCTCTGGCGGGATGCTAAGGGTCTTAAGTATTTGACCGCTAGCCTCCCAGCACTGCTGAAACGTCTTACAAGTGCCGCACTTTCGCGGGAACTGGATTATCATGCTTTGCTCTCCTTTTTCCTTCGCAAATGCTTAAAGCCCTTCTTTTTATTCTCTGCTGCCCGCTTGGCGCGTAGCTCCTTTTCATGGGCTTTCATGGCTAAAAGCTTAGCCCGGCGCTTGTCGGACTCGGCTTGCTGTTTTTCTTGCCGTATCTCACGCGCTACCCTGATCGCTTCATCCCTTGCCGCCCTTTGCTCGCTTGTTAAGGTGCGCTTGTCTTGATAGTCAAAACTAGCATCGGGGTCAAACTCTGGCGACATAACGCAAAGCCATTTTGGCCGCGCTGGCACCGGGTCGCCGGACAGTTCACGCGCTTCCGTGCTTGACTCTGGCGCTATTATAGGCTGATATGCCGGGTTTTGTAAGCCCCAGTTTATGCCGCTCATCGGGTTTGCTCGATGATTTCTTCTATCGGGTGCCACGGGTGCGCCTCATAAATCGCGTCTATGGCGTCTAATCGGCTCGCCATGGCGTCCAGGCGCTCCCCGACGTGCGCGAGCATGGCTAAAGCCGCGTCGCATCGTTCTAGCGGGTTTTGCGGTAAATCGTGTTCAATGTCATGTAAGATCCGGTCTAGCACTTCGTCGGGCATGTCTGAATAGGTAAGCATGGAATTACTCATTGTATCCCCTTTTCGAGCGCTCTACTATATTGCGCTCTATGGCGTCGTAGGCTTCGTTGTAGCCGTAATAGTCCAGCTCTTCGCGCTCTTCGCTGTCCTCAAGCGTTACTTTGACGATTTCCGGCTGTCCGTTCAAGGTTTCATAGTGTACGGTGTAAACGGTGCCCTGGTAGGTAAAATTAGCCTCTCTCATATATCCTCCATGCCTAGAGTGTAGCATTGCAATATAACCGCGTCAATATAAAAAAAGAAAATAAATCGCTTTTTTTTGTTGTTTTTCCCTTGACGGCCGATATATTGTATTGTAAGATAACTATAGATTGATGATAAGGAGCGATGAGATGAATAAATACCAGCTTTTAGGCATAGAAGAAGTTGAAATGACTTGCGAGTTTTGTAATAAACAACACATAGGCAAGGCTTACACCTTTCGCAATAGCGAAACCGGCGATGTTGTGCGCTACGGTTCAACTTGTGCCAAGAAAGCGCTTGGCCTGACCGCTTCTAAGCTTGACAGCATGAAAGCATCAATAAAAGCTCAAATAACTTTTAAGTACCAAGACCTTATTAGCAATGCAAACATAGAAGATAAAGCCGCTCTTTTTGCAGAGCAAATAAAAGCAGAAAAACTTTACCGGTAATCATCGGGGCTTCGGCCCTGTTAAAATCACAAGGAGGCGACTATGAAATGGCTGATTGACTTTCTAGACGAACAAGAAGAAATGTGCGAATGGTCGCGAAAGCACGAAACCGATTTAGCCGATAGAATGTATACCGTCGGCCAAGAATCGCTTATCAAGTCGCTCCGTGATCTGATAGCCACAAAGCAAGCGCCGTATATGAGCAAGCAAGATATGATAGACGAGCTTGCTATCATGCGCGACGAAGAAAAAAGGGGGAAATAATGGCAATCATGCGAAAAGGCGGCAACTGGTACGTCAAAAGCGCTAGCCGCTGGCATTGGGCCGGTACGCTGGCAAAAGCAGTCGAGATGATGGGGAAGGTAAAATGAAATACAATGGCGGCCAAGCATTCCCTAGCCGGGAATACAAAGGCATGACTCTGCGCGATTATTTTGCGGGGCAGGCTTTAGCAGGAGAAATTATAGCAACACTTCCGACTAACGACCGGGAAGCTTGCGCGCTTGCCGGTCTATGCTACCGAATAGCCGACGCCATGCTAGCAGAAAGGGCGAAGGAATGAGCGCCCGCCTAGTAAAGCGCTGGACGCACGCCGGGAAAATATTTATTACCGGGCCACGGCTAAACCTAGTCGCAACGCCCGGCGAAGCAATGCCCGCGTCACATTGTCGCCCCGGTGGCCGTTTGCTATCGGCGGTCGTATGCCATAGGCTAGGGGCTTATAAGGGGGATGGGGTATGAAAATCAGTAAAGCAAGCATAGCCGCGTCAATTGGCGGCGTGGTAGGCGTGGCGCTAGGGTCATTGCTATTCCCGCAAGAGTCAAGGCTG